GCGTGGGTCCATGCGCTTGGACTTGAGAACCTGCTTGATCCACTTCTTGGGGTTGATCTCGAAAGCTGGGTTCAGGACCATCGGCCCCATCTGCATCAGCGTCTGCTCTTGAATGGCGCGCTCGACCAGGGCCGTAGAGCCTTGGGCAACGATCTGGAAATCACCCTTTTCTTCTGCCGGGATGTCTTCGTCCAGCAGCAGCCATTCGTAGAAGTCATCCACCAGGGGCTCTGTGATGTAGTCGTCGAAGGACTCGGCAACGCTGCGCAGCAAGGCATGGCCGTTGTTGTTCTGCAGTTCCGTAGCGCCAAAGGTGTCGGGCGTCGTCGGGCCGGGCTGTCCTTGCGTGACCAACGGGATGTTCGTGGCTTCCTCGGCCATCTTGGCTGCGAGGTTGATGATTTCCATCAGTTGCGGGCCAACATTGGGCAACGTCACCGCCATGAACATCTTGCGTACGTCAGGGTCCGTCGCGTCCTGTGTCATGAACCACAGCTTGTCTGGGGTGACGGCCCATCGCCCATCGGCTGGCGTCACAGACTTTTGGTCTACCACGATCTGCGAACCAGAGGAAACCCCAGCGTTATCAAACAAGCGCCGCACAGCCGCATTGATAGCCCGCTGCGGCATCTCCAACTGCTCGGCCACACCCACACCAGCCCAGTACCCAGCGCGGCGGCTCCAGGGCATGGCGCGGTAGCCGTAGGAGCCAGAAGCCAAGGGGTTCAGCACGGCTTTGACCACGCTGTCATTGATCATCGTGACCACAGCGCCGACCATCTCGTCGTCTTCAGCGTCGTCTTGCAGGCCCACGGCGCGGGTCAGCTTCAGGTCTTTGACCTTGAGAGTGCCGGTGCAGTACCAAATGCGGAACCGCTTGTCCTTCTCGCCCTTGCTGGTGCTGTTGACGTCCACGTAGCACTTTTCAGGGCCTTCCGCGATCACCTTGGCCAGTTGCTCAGCCATGTAGGTTTCATCGTCCTTCAAGTCGCGGACTGTCTTTTCCGAGATGAAGTCGCATTCCCAGACGTAATCACCATTGCATGGGTTCTCGCCGCAACTGGCATCAGGGTAAAAGTTCCATGGGTCCACCCAGCGCATGCCGGGCACGATCTTGGACACCATCTCGATAGCAACAGAGCCATCTGGGTTGCGGGTGATGGACTTGGATTTCTTGATGACCGGGAACGGGCCTTTGAGCACCCCCACACCCAGGCGCGCGGCGTCTTTGATGACCTTGCGCATTTCCGATGGGTACTTGGCCTCTTGCATCCAGTCATAGATGCGCGTTTCAGCCTTCTCTGCGGCTTCAGTGGCCTTATCCATCTTGACTTTGGCGAGGTCGCCCTTGGTCAGAGGCTTCTGTGGCGGCAGGTTGCCGGGCACCAACTCAAAATCTGGTGGCAGCTCCTCGGGGCGAGGGTTGCGCATCAGCGGCTGCTGGTCAGGGCCAAGCACTGGCTCCATGCTTTCCAGCGCGGCCACCAGCTCAGGGATGGGCGTGGGCTGGATGGAGAATGCTTTGTCGTCAATCGGAAGCAGGATCTCGGACATCTTGGCCGCAGCCATGTCCACATAGCGCGATGTCAGGCGGACAAATGCGGTGGACTTGTCACCAGTCTTGGGGCCGTTGCTGGTCGTGACGTGGCCCTGCATCGTGGTCGGCTTGGCCCACTTGGCACCACCGGACTCGCTGCGGTTGCTGTCGTCGATGGCCTGATAAGCCTCTTCGCACTGCGTCCAGGTCTGCTCAATGCCGGAACTGTTGCGGGCGTCAATGGCGTCCTTGCGCATGGCAGCCAAAGCAATGCCCAGCTTCTGCAGCATTTCTTCCTGCTCTAGCGCGCCAGGCACGGCAACCTCCACCACGCCAACGCCTTCAACTTGCATGCCGTGCACCGTTTACGTCCGCAGTGGGGTTGGGCGGCGCGCGATCATTGTGACCGTGACTGCGGCGCCTACACCAACGGGGTTGATCAGAGGGCGAACGTAGCGGGTTCGCTCTATGGTTTCCGAGATGTTCGGGGCTGTTAAAGCTGTGCTCGTGCTGCTGGTCAGCCCGGCCCAGTTTGTGCCATCGTTGCTGCCTTGGAGCAAGACTACGCCAGTGCCGCCGAATGTGCCAGTGACTTGCCACGCCCGCTCGGGGTAGGCGGAAATATCGGCCGGTGCGCCGTCGAAGTTGGCTGTGGTCAGGTTCCAGGTGAAGGACATGACAGAGCCGCCATCGCTGGCGACATCGTTCACTACTACGGGGTTTACGGTTGCCATGGTGTTTCCTGTTTAGCCCAGCTTGCCCATGCCGGGGACGCTGGAGCGGAATGAGGGGATGTGGGCGCTTTGCTGCACAGCCCGTACTTTTGCTTTGCGCTTCATCATCAAGCCGTAGCGCACGGCAGACAGGATGTCGTCCATCTTCTTCACGACCTTGCCATCTTTGCGGTGGTACATACGGAACTCTTGAAAGAAGTCGTCGCAGTTGGAGAACACCTTGAAGCGGCCGGTCTGCATACGCTCAAGCATGTCCATCAGCCCAGCCTCTACGCCGTTGCCACCATCCTCGAACGTTGCGCGCTCGGGCAGCATGTTCAAGCCGGCTTGGCGGTACTGAGCAGCCAACTGGTCGCCGCTGCCCTTGTCGTGCTGCAACCCATCGTGCGGCCAGGCTACAGGCACCCAGTCGCCCCAAGACTTCACCGTCACCGCGTGGATGGCTGGGACTGCCTCGCGCAGCCTGTGCACCTTCGTGACATACCAGCAATCAGCATCCCGGTCCCAGGCGGCGTGCGCGGCCGCAGTAGGGTGATCCCAGCCGAAGTCGATGGAACTGATGCGCGGCCAGTGCTCTGGAATGGGGAAGGGAAAAACCTTGATCGCAGCCTCTTCAATCGGGAAGATGCGGCCACTGCCCAGCGTTGGCGTGCCGTTGGCTCGGGCTTCGCGCTCGTGGGCCGGGTAGCTGGCAATGATGCGTTCCTTCTCTTCCTTGCTGTAGTGCTCCACATCGTCAATGGTCATGCTCACCACCACGCGGTCTGGGCTCTTTTCGGTCAGGAAGCGGGTCACCACCTCGGACATGCCCAGTAGCGGCGTAAACGTCATGTAGGCCATGCCGCCAGTCGCATTGGTGCGGGTCAGGCCCTCGGTGTAGATGTCTGGTGGTGGCTCCTCGTCAAACCACACGATATCAAGCGTCTCGCCCTGCCACTTCTCGCGGCCCTGCTCGTAGCGCTTGAAGTACAAGCGGGATTCGCCACCACTCGCATGCTTCACCGCCACACTGTCCAGCAGGTCAGCAACACCCATCGCCCGGCGTGGGTCGCCAATGATGCATTCAGCGGGGATAAACCCGGTGCCGTACTGTCCAGGGCGGCCCACCAGCAGGCGCTGTACGGTGTCACGCACCGACTCGCCGGTCACGCCAGATGCCCAAGCGGCTACAGGCTTGTCGAAGCGCCGGCCTTCCCACCAGTCGGGATAGCGTCCGGTCAGGTGGATCGCCATCTCAGCGGCACCGGACATCGTTTTGCCCAACTGGTTGCCGGCCATGAACAGGCGTTCGCGCTTGTCAAACCCCTCGTCGTGGAATTCGATCTGCTTCTTGTACGGCGCGTACTGTTCCAGGCGGCGGCGGGCTAGTTCCTTGTCCAGCTCGGCCAGCATTGCGGTGCGCAGCGCGTCATCCATTGGCCAACTGCTCCCGGAGTTTCTTCAGTTCAGCAGTGGCCAGCGTGGAAAGCCCGCGCTCCTTGTCATCGCCGCCCTTGTCGTCTAGACCGAACGCCGTGCGCTCCATATCCACCAGCTTCTGCATGGACTCCACCAGCAACTTGAGAGTCTTAGAGCGTTCTGGCAGGCTAATGATGGCTTGGTACATCTCGCTCAGCTTGTCACGCCCGTGGTCATCAGGGTTCGCCATGATCTCGCCAAGGGCCTTCAAGCGCTCCAGCGTCTCAGGGTCGGTGGACTGACGAAGCTCTTTGAACATCGCGCTGGTCAGTTCACGCGCTTCCCCAATGTCCGTGCGGTGCGACAGCCGAACGTCTGCAATCGCCTTAGCATTCGCGTTAACAACATCCTTTTCGGACGCAACCTGGTTCGCGCGTACCGAACTGCGTACCGCTTCTTTGCGTACCAGCTCATCCGCCTTGGATTGGATCTTCGCCTTGAGGTCGCGCTGCCAGTCTTCCTTCTTGGCACGCTTGCGGATAGCCCCCTCAGTTACCTTGTAAGGAGTGGCAATCTCCCGGAGCGAAAGCACCCCAGCACGGAAGTCGAGCTCAATGCGCTCCCAGTCTGGTGCTGGCTTGTCTTTCGCTTCTTCGGTCATGCTGCTCAGCCCTGCGGCAGCCCCACCGTGTGCATGTTCAGCTCGCGGTCAAAGTCTGGGGTGCAGTCGTCTGCTACCCCTGTGACTCCGCAAGTCTCTGCTTTGGCGTCGAGCACCGCTGCGGCTTCTTGCCGGCGCACCACAGCCTCAATGAAAGCCATGGTGGCGTTGTAGCGGATGCGCTGGGTGTCGTTGACCGGGCCAGTCGCTTTCTGTATAAATCGCATGGTCTTCTTTCGTGTGGGGATTAGATGCGGCGCGAGGCCTTCGGACGGCTGAAGCATGCCCACTCGGTGCCGGTGGCCTCCTCCTGGCTGTCGCGGGTCTTGATAGCCTCAGCCTCTGAGCCCGCAAAGTAAACCTCATTGGCCACATCGAAGGTCTTCACTTTGGTGATGATCCACTCCACTTCTACTGGATCGTGAACAGTGCCATCACTGGTTACCACACGAGCAATCGGGTGCGCAGCCTTGAAGATCATGGCGGTGCAATCGGCCATCGCCGCACTGGGGTACTCCCCAAGAACGCTTGACCCAACAGAGGCGCCATCGTTAACGCGCGGCCCGCCTTCAAAGGCGGTAACGATATAACGCGTCACCGGGCGCACCCGGATTTCTACTGTCTTCATGATTTGCCTTCTGACTCCGCAGAGTCGTTAAAACGGCGCGGATTGCGCCAAAAACAAAAGGCCGAACTTTTTACAGTTCAGCCTTTTGAGTGAGAGGTGGTGCTAGCCCACCGGTCCT